GCGAGGATTGCCTTATCATCTTCAATCAGTTGTTGCGCTTTTTCGTCTGTCACGTCATAGACTAATCCGGCCTCATATCTTTCTGTAGTGCATGTGATTTTTACTTTCATTAGTTTTGTTGCTCCGAAATACTTACGGCAAAGTCAGCACCAAAATAATTATTTCCAGCTGGGTCGGCTTTGGGGCCTATACTGACATCGCCAATCTTCATTTCAATTCGCCCGGAGTATGGCGCGGGCGTGGATATAATCGCATTAATAATCAATATCAATTTATCCACTAACGCCGAATAACTTGCAGGGAATGCGCTAATGTCACCAACTGCCACGCCTAAGAATCTATAATTAAGAGTATAGGTTATCGTCATTGGTGCGTCCGCGTTTTGTAACATCGCGTCCCACGTCATACCAAAACCAGTAACCCACGCTTCGGGATTAGGAAATAAAACGTTAGGCTTAGAAATCCAACTACCTGACATTTCGTTTTTGTCTTTTACCGTCACCCCTGCAATTGAAATGTTAGAGATTGCATCGGCTATATTCGCAAGGTTTAGGGATACTGTCATTATGTGTACTCCCTGTATAACTGAATAACCTTTTGGGCGAATGCCGGGACATCTTGCGGGCGAATAACAACTCCCGAAGCGGTTACGGTAACATTCCCGCTGGAACTCTGCCCGCTGCGCGTGCTATTCAACCCCTGCGCTATTGATAAAACTGCCTCTTTTACATCTTTAGGGACAATAGGCCACCCAAACTTGCCGATAATCTGGACGCCGTTTCTATATGACGGAAAGAAAGAATTTGACCTCATGGGGTTTATTTCAATCGAGGTATAAGGCTGCCCGTCCAGTGAGGCGTTAGCGGGGAGTAAGTCGTATTCCGTAGACGCTAAAGCGGAATAGGAACGAAGCCCGGAATAGTCAACGGATAAAGATGTTATCTCGGTGAGCGGGTCAATTTCCAAACATCGCGGTTCGTCCCGTTCTGGTGTGTAGTATCGGGTCTCATCCAGAGTAGTATAAAAAAACCTGCGCCCTGTCTCACGGTCAAAGTATCGGGAGGCGGCTTCAATAAGAATCTCAATCACGCTATCATCGCTTGTGTCAGTGCCGACCGCGCCATCTAATCCCCTTACCGCGATCCACGCTTTATACTCTGCGAGAGTCGCGTAACTGTTTTCGAGTCCTAACCCTGCTGTTGTGTTTGCGCTGGTGGGGGCGGCTGTCAGTCCTGTACAAGTTCCATTGTCAATTGCTATGTTCAGCGTTGTGTCATTGGCGGCGGCTACATGGGCGGTTAGTACAATGTCCGCGCCCGTCCCACTGATTGCAAAATACGCCGTTATGTCAGCGTCAAAGGCTAAGGCAGTACGGATAAGCCCCGCAACCATGGAGGCAGTATCGCCGCTCGTTACTGCCACGGATAAAGTTTTAGTCACATAAGCGGAAGTAACGGTGACGGACGCATTACCCGTTCCTGTTATCGTTCCTGTTACTGTTGCGGTCTCTACTTGTTTGATACTCATGTGTTAATCCAATCTTCCCAATTTCCACGGGGTAGGACATCTTCGGGGACGTAGGTGTCGCGGCTTATATTCAGGAAGCGGGCAGGTAAAGCGTTGCTGAAAAACTTGTAGCCCACTTCCTCAAACTCGAAATCATTTTCAGGCTCGCCGCTATCGTGGCCCCAAAATAAATCTTTACGTGTTCCCGGCTTGTGCTGAAATCCAATACACAATAAAGTTGTAAATCCCATCCATACTGCAATCTGGAAAGCGGCGTCCATAATTCGGTAGTAAGTAATCCCGTATTTGGTAAGGGCTTCCTTTTGAGTAGGTGACTGCCCGCCGATTACATACTGAGAGCCGGGGCGATGTTCAAATCTGTAAATGTTCTCGCCTTTCAAATCGTCCCAATCAGGAGAGGGAAAAAACTTTGGAACATCTCTGTACTTTTCTACAACTGCCGCGCCATCTTCCAGTTTTAGCCGCTCGTCTACCCCGATATAGTAAGTGGGCTTCCATCCTTCGTAGTGGTAAATTGTGTTCACTCCGAATGATGGATAATTGAACAAGCTGGGGGGAGTCAATTCTAAGTTTGGCCCCACCCCAACGATTAAGCATGTCTCGCCTTTGTGCTTGTTATAGAACTGCGAGACATTATTCATAGTAGACGATAACGCTTCCCGTCGCTGCATTTCCACCAGAGGCGATAACTACCTTAATGCGCCCGTTCAAAATCGGCTCTGTTCTGTCACCGCCCGCCGTACCTGTCAGGGCTGCGCCGTCGGCTACTGCGTGAACCAAGTCACGCGGATAGAACCATGTATTCGATGTTCCAGCGGTGGCCTTTGTAAGTAGAGGCTTGTTAGCGTCGCCCTCACAAGTTACTGTGAGAGTTGCGCCGGTGGCAATCGTTCCGGGAATATACAAAATACAGCACAACTCTCCCAAAACAGCGGGATTATTTTGTACCGTTGCATCGCCGGACGCATCAGTCGTAATGTTGAATCTTTGGCGTTTCATCATTTGCGCCTCTTGTATTCTTTCACTTCGGCAGGCGTTTCTTCTGGTGCTTCAACCTTTACCGGTTCTGGGATTTCCTGCGCTTTCCCATTTTCCACCAGCCATTTACCAAGAACATCATCAACGTTCACTTCATCGCCTTGGATAAGTGTCCGCCTTGCGTCTTGGTAGTGTTCAAGCATTTTTACTTTCATAACTACGCCAGCGTTACGTTCGTATTCGCCACAACGTACCAAATACCGTTATAGGCTTCCACCGTGAAAGTATTTGCAATTGCCGCGCCAAAAGTGCCAACGTCGGAGGCGGTTGAGCCGTTATTAAATCCGGGGCTGGTATTGGTTACGGTATGAGCGGCGGCGGTAGTTGAAAGAAAGCGAATCTGCAAACCATCATGCCCGCCTGCTTCGGGCTTTCCGGCAGTAGGGGCGGGAAGGATAATCGCGCAAGCTGTCCCCTTGGTGATAATAACTTCGTCGGGGAAGTCTTTTAGCGCAAGACTAATCGTAGCGTCGGCAGATGCAATATATTGACGGCGGGGCAAGTCTGCCATGCGAGAGTGCCGCGCTCTAAGTACATAAGTTCGTCCGGGCATTTTATTTTCCTTTGCCTCGCCCCTACCGTTTGGCGTGAACTACGTTACATGGTAGGGGGTCAGGCTGTCATATCGGAAGGGCTATTACACGCCCACGTTGTAGGTGATCGCCGAAGCCTCAGTATCGCGGTAGGTCATGCCCCAACGTACAAGGGCGACGATTTCCCACGAGTCAGCGTTAGCGATGCGGGTTGTTTCGAGGGTCATGCGGCGTTTGAAGGCCTGCTTCCACTGGTCGAAGCGAACCGCAAGGATTGAACCGGATACGTTATTTGCGACCGTACCAGTAGCGACCTTACCAGCCGTATTCGCAAGGCGGGCGGTGCTGTTGCGGTGCATCTGGAAAGCGGGCAGAATGTTATAGCCGTAAGCGCGAGTCAAGAAGCCGTTTTCAACGGTGGCGGCAGAGTTGACATCTTTGGTCTTGACTTCGGGCAACTTCATATTCGCCCAATAGGTGTTCATATCAACCAAGAATGACACGTTGCGCGGGTCAGCACCATTCAAACCGGCAGTACCCATCAGCTTCAAAGTGTCGATGTAATCTTCGATCTGGAATGAGGCGGAAGCCGAGCGGCTGTTAGCGGTGTTGGTAACGAGTGCCAACTTGCGGAAGCCGTCCTGCAAAAGGTAGACCGTACCAGCGGAAGGCGTGCCGTCAATGCTGTTGATATTCTTGTTGGCGGAGGTTTCAACGTCGCCGTCAATCATCAGGTGTTCGAGAATTTCCGCGCCCGAAATGGTCAACTGCTGGCGGAGTTGCGGAACAAAGTTGATAAGAGAATCTTCGGTCATTTCCTGTGTGTACAGGACACGCGCTCCGAGTTTCGAGAGGGTCAGTTGCTTGTTAGCGGTCGCCATCTGCGAAGCGGTGACAGTGGCGGCGGGGACTTTCAAAGTCGCATCACTGGCGGTTGCTTCGCTCACGCCGTACCAAGTCGGGTCAGTGGATTCGAGGGGAACGTAAATGCTCGAATAACCATCGGGGACAACCTGAGAAGGAATCTTGTCAAACACCACATTAGTGGCGCGGATCGCTTCCCAAATCTGATTACTGTAAGCAGTACCAACCCAATCAGAACCAATGGTAGAACCGCCGGTGTACATCGGGTCGGTGGCAGCTTTTACAGCATTTCCAACGGCTTCGGTAGTGGGGTCAATACCAGTCGCGGCCTTGAATGAGCCTTTCACGTAAGCTACGCCCTTGCGGGATTCTTCGGTGTTGTTGTCTTTCAGTTCGGCAACCTTGAAGGAAAGAGCCTTCATTGCGCCCGCTGAAATGTTCTTACCAGCCGACTGCAAAGTTTCAATAAGCAGGGAGGTGTCACCAGCATCGAGCGAGTCATATTTCCAAGTATCACTAAACTTGGACTGGTAGGGGGCTTGCCCTTCAAACGGAAGGCGGCGGCTCTTGGCCTGCTCCGCTTTCACGGCAGCTTCAACGGCCTCGCGCTTTTCGCGTTCGATACGGTCGGCGGCTTCTTTCTCTGCCTTATCGTTTTGTTCGGCGGCACTTTGCAGGGCTTCAAGTTTCAGAGCCTGCTTGTTGAGGCCGTCCAGTTTTTCCACCTGTTCATCTGACAGGCTGTCACCCAAAGCAACAAGGCTCTTAATGTCCTTGCGTACTTGGGCGAGTTTGTCACTAAGTTCGTTCATGTTATTTGCTCCTAATAAGTTTTTTAGATTGTTCAATAACCCGCGCACGCTTCGCCGCCTGTTTGGCCTCTGGTAAAACGCCGTCGGTAATCTCAGGGAATTGGTAGCCCGCTTCCCTGTAAATTGCTTTCATTGCCGGAAGTGCAATCGCTGAGTGGTTAGCGGGTGAGAAGTTGCCGTTCCCCATTTCCCATAAACTAAATCCCGCCAGCGGCCATACTGCAATTCGTCCCGGCCTGTTCTTTTCGTAGGGTATCAGCTTCCCGCCTACATCCAGCCGCGCTAAGTGCGCGATGGAGTCGGAAGACACCGCAACCATTCCGCGCCATGCGGCATCCATAATGTCTTTTGCCTGCTTCAATGCCTTATTCAAAATTACCTTGATATACCAGCCGTCTGCCCGCTTTTCCAAACTCCCCGGTACGGAATCCCCAACGATGACGGGCTTATTGTCAATGCCTTTCGCTCCCTGCTTTACGCCGTGCTGATAAATAACCAGTGGGGTGGTAAATGCGTTTTGCATAATGTCGGTATTCGCGTCGAACCATTGCCCGTCTGAATCTTTGGTAAACGGTAATACTCTTACATCCAATTCCCAATCGCCAACCGCTTTGACTGCTAAAACTTTGAGGTACTTTGCGGCATCCTCGAAAATAAATCCAGCTTTCCCCGCTAGACTGGCGGCGTCTGCTTTTCCCTCTACAACTGCGGCGTAGCAAATACCATAAGCGGCCTGCTCGTCGTTTCCGTCCGCCATGACTTTTTCTTTGCATCTGTCGAACTTGTCTTTTAGTTCGGGTGGTACATTATTCGGCATGTCCTACTCCTAGTAAAACTAGACAACAAAAAAACGGCGTGTCAATTCCTAGTTATCTAGGAACTAACACGCCGCCTACTGGCCTTTGTGCGTTTTGCCTACATTATCCCTTTGCCGTTATCGCGTCACCTGCGCCTCTGGCTATCTGATAAGTAAACTATATTGTGCTTTCTTTTATCACGGTTTCAAGAATAGCGCAAGGTTACTTTTTAGATTTTAGAAAACTATTAACCGCAAAGTTAGCGGCTTTTATAGCTCCTGCCATGTTCTTACTAATAACCGCTGAAACTTTCTTCCATCCAACCTTTGCGGGTTGCCTCGCCTGTCCGTAATCATCGCGGGTATAGTATGCGCCGGGGGTGGGGTTGATAAGTCTAAAGTTATACCCTTTGTTTGTTTCTGCTGGTTTATACGTCCACGCTTCCGCGCTCTTTCCTGTTCTATGGTCTCCTATCATGTCCGGCCCGCCATTAGCCCAAAACCAGCGGCGTTGTTTCTCGGTAAAGAATGTAGTGCCGTATGCCGATTTCCTTGTAACGTATTTATAAGGTTCAGGGTGTCTTAATCCGCTCTGCGAGTCACCTATAAACCATTCTGACATTGCTTGTAAGGCGACCCGCGTAACTCCGCGAGGGAGTTCTTTTAGATACTTCTGGACTTTTTCTACTCCACGTATTTTGAAGTTTACGTTCATTTCACAATAGCCTTGATTCTGTTGTATGCGTTTCGGCTGCGCTTCTTGTCGGTGGCTACCCGTGAACAGTCACAACGCCAACCGCCGCAGGTCAAATTATCATTTGGCGGGTTCTTTGGGTAGACTCCCAACTCGTCCCACTCACTAGCAAAAGCTACGATACCATTCAGCGCGTTACATTCCGGGCAGTGCTGCTCGGTCTCTCCAAGTACCCACATTTCACGCCCGCCATTTTGTAAGGTAATGAGGCTGGTTGCGTTCTCATAAGCGGTGTTCCATTGGTTCGCCCATAATTCAGCGCGTGACAATAACGGGTCAATGGGAGAGCCGTCAGAGCGGGCGGCCATAATATCTTTGAAGTATTGATATGCAAAACTTGAATCGGTCTGGTCTGCTATTGCTTGTAATAGGGGTTCTTCCAGATAGTCAGGGAGAGCGGCAGAGGTATTATCTGCGTTCATGCCCTCATCTATCCATGCCGTATTATAGGCGTTTCGTAACTGCCCGCCGATAATGGAGGACATGCGGTCGGTAAAATCTACTGTGCTTACGTTGCCCCTGTACGTATTCTTTACGAGTGACTGTATCTTGGATAGCATATCGTCATAAGACTTGTAAGCGTAAAACTTTACGGAAGCATAATAAAAACTTCTCGCCTTACCGCTAAGAAACGGCAGAATTTGCGGGGTAAACTTTAGCGCGTCCCGAATAAATTTGTATCTCATCCCATCGCCTTATTGATTGCCTCTGCCAGTAACATAATCTCGCTTTTTACGTTCACAGAAAAGACGTTCCTCACATCGGCCTCTGTCTTACATGCTGGTAAAGCGGCTTCGATTTTCTCCCGCATGTCAGAGGGAATAACGTCACTGTCAAACGGTACAGCCTGCCCGATTCTCTTTAGTGCCTTGCGTTGCCAGCGGGCGAGGTCGGCCTTTACCGGCGTCTGTGCGTCTGCGTTATTAGGTTGCGTGTCCGGCGGTTGCGCCATCATGTTATCGGGCTGTGCGTTATTGACCGGGTTTACTACTTCCTGCTTTTGCCCGCTGGATTGTGACACCTGAGACAATAACAAATCGTCGCGCTCGTCCCCTAACGGGTCATCGCCATAGATTTCTTCCCTAACCTCTTTTACAGTGTGGGTACGCTCAAAGGCTTCTTGCTCCCTGAGTTTTGAGTCAATATCAGCCACCCGAATATCATCAAAGCGGCCAATTAGAGGGCGTCCGGGATAGCGCGGAAGCAGAGCGGTGGAGATTTTCTCGCCCATCATGGTAAGCATCGGGTAGACGGTTAGTTCGTTGAATGACGCACGGCCTACAACACTATTGGCCTGCGTCGCGTTTTCGGATAACATCGTAAAACTTCCGGGGGCAATGGTTGTCATTATTTCTTCTTTGTTCAGCTTGCGCCCTTGGATAAATTCCATTTCGCGTTGGGATACCGAATTTTGTAACCACTGTACGCCGCCTTGACCAACGCCTCGAAGCATAAGCATTTCACGCTTACGACTGGCTTCTCTGGTGTCCTCTTTTATTTTCTCCCATGACGGTTCGGCTATCATCTGCTCGAATGTCATCACAGAGGGCAGGCGTCCGTTATTGTTTGCAAATAATGTAGTATTGTATTTCTGCATCCCAATATCGCCAGCGGCTACAAGTGCAATAGACTCAATCGCAGAAAGACCCACGAAGCGGGACATCGGATTGAATCGCTTGAAGTGGACAATCTGGTGCGGCTCTAGGAAGATTTCCATGCCGTTGCCGGGATAATACATATAGCCCCGTAAATACATCTGCTTGTCAGGGACGGGGATAATCATACTGGAAGGGATAAACCATAGTTCTTCCGGCGGGGAGTTCTTATCGGGAGCGTTTACCCACCAGTAAGCATTACCAGTCAACTTATAAAATGCGGTTGTGGCATAAAGGAACTCATACCGCGAGTCTAATTCATTAGGGTTATTGATAAGTAATTCTAAAGGATGGTTCGGGATGTCCTTCGGCTCTTTGCCTGAGATTATCCGCGCTACACTAAACGGGGTCAATGCTCCCGCCGACGCTGTAATATCAACAGCCAACAGCACCCATGATAAAGTGCGGTATAGGTCTGCTTGATTGCCATACACCGACGGGTCGGGGAGGGTGTAACTCTCTGCGTCCGCTGTTTGTAGTTGCCAGTTCTCCCACTCCTTGCGGCTTGCTTTTAGTGCCGTGATTTCAGCGGTCAATTTTTCGATGTCTTTTTTGCTAGGAAATCCGAATATACCCATTTATCACCTCAAATATAATCAATGACTTTGGACGGGTCTACTCCGCCCATTAACGCTGTAATGGCCCACACTTTTGCGTCTAATCTGTTTGGGCTTGCATCCCCTGGCATCCATAAGCACAATTCATCTTCGAGCGCGGGGAATGACCCGACGTGGTGGTCTCTGCCCTGCTCGCTAATCGCGGCTACTGGCTCGGCTCTGGTTGCCTTGCCTCGGCTCGCATGTACCCGCGTCACTGGTACGGATGGGTCTACCTGTTTAATTACCGCTTCCACCATTTCTCCGCCGTTGTTGTCCTCGGCTACGATTAGATTTGCCTTGTACTTATGATAAGCAGTTACAGCCGCTTTCGCCCATGTCTGCGGGCTTCCTTGTACTGAGTCATCTGCTAGAGTGTAATAATCGTCACCGTTGCGCCCGCATGTGATAATCCCTGCTTCGTCGCCTCCACTGGTTGCGGACGGGTCAACTCCTACAATTACCCGCTCTAGTTCGGGGGCTTGTATAACTCGCGCTTTGTCTATGTCTGTGCGCTTCCATAACGCGCCTGGGGCTTCGTCTAAGTCCTCTGCCATGATTTCCATGCGATACGCTACGGAGGTCATGTCTTTGGCTAAGTCATCAAGTGCAATCTTGCTAATGTATGGATTGTCATAACTCGTAAAGTTGAACGCCTCCCACCGCCCAGATGTATCAGCCATCGCCCGCTTAAACATCTTTGCCGCGTTTTGTGGGTCACTTGCCTTGCTTACGCTTCGAGAGGATAGGGAGGGCGGGGTGTAAATGAATATTGCGTTCCCGTCATTATCCGCTAACATGGGCGCACCGACTGTGTTCCATGCGTCCTCTGCAATCAATTGAAATTCATCCATAATCAATTCATCGGCATAATCACCGCGCAAGCTATCTGCGTTCCATGCGGTTTTTGCCCTGATACGTTGCTCAGTTCCAGCAAGCTCTATGATGTGCTTGGTCTCATTTTTGTAAAAGACACCCGCATCTATCGGCTCTGATAAAGCACGCCCTACGGATACCCAGAATCTATCAACCTGCTCTTGTGTAGGAGCGGCGTATAATATCCGCTTTCCTTGCAAAAATCTTTCAACCGCATAGATAGACACACCCACCGTTTTTCCGCCACGCCTGCCCGCTCTGATAATCTTACGCTTGGCAGGTGACTGGATAAAGGCGGTCTGCTTACTATGGGGCTTCGGTAGGTTTATCGTTAGTTGCATATTTTACAATCAACTCTATTTTACTTTCGCCTGTCTGTTCTATTTCTTCCTTCGGCTTCCCAAACGCATATTCCAAAAACGTCTTACGGTCTGCGGGGTTGCGGCTGGTGGACATGACGCGGAGCAAGGCCTCAATCCGCGTGATGGTGTCGCCGTCTGTGCTTTGTAGTTCCTCGGCGGCGATTTGCTGTGCGAGTTTGCGGAGAGCAGTAAATGTCTTGGGCTTGCCCCTGCCTTGACGGTTGGCACGTTTGCCACCAAAGCGGGTATCTACGGGCGGCTTTTTGTACCCAATTCCCTGTGAATTCCCTGATTCGTCGGTCATTTACGCTACCACCGGGCTTGAAAACTTCTGCCCGCTATCGCTTTTAACTGTAACTACTTTATATCCATCTAACGACGCCCCAATTTGTAAAAGGTCAGGGCGCGGAATAGGCGCACGCTCCCAAGAAGGCTCCCATGTTGATAGGGTCTCGTCCTGCGGTATCTTTACAAGCGTTCCGCCTGAAATATCGGACAGCACTTTTTCAATCAGCGAAATACCCATAGGCTGCAAGGTTTCCCGCCATAAACTTTGAGCGGTATCCTCCGGGCGTATCCAGCACCAATCTTGCGCAGCGATTGCGCCAGCGTCCACGTTTTGATTGAGCCAGTACACAGAGCCGCCCGTTATGGGGTCGCCCATGTGAATCGCCCAGCGTATCGCGTCCCTGCCTCTGTGTCTTGGTAGTAATGAAGGGTGATAACCTATCGCGCCGAGTTTGGTTTTGTTCAGTGTCTTTTGGCTGATAAAGTCCCAAGAGTGCGCGGCAATTATCAGGTCAACGCCAGCGGGGAGCCTTTCAGCGTTTAGGTTCCCCGGTAATACGTTTACACCGTCCAGCGTTGCGAACTTATGTAAGCGGTCGTCCTTACCGTCTGGGTGAGTAATTGGCGCGGATACGCCAACAAGGTTATGCCCTAATCGTTTTATTAGTTTATAAACCTCCCACCCGAAGTATTTTTGACCGCATAAAAAGATATTCATTTCGTACCGCTTTCTCCAATGTATTTGAAGCCCTGTACAGCGCGGAAATGACCGCCGAAGCCCGAACCGCCGCCCATGTCAGGGCGTGAGGTTGTGCGCTTAATGCTGCTTTTTGATTTCACCTTATCGCCGCCGTATAAATTCGCGCTAACCTGTATCCACTTTTTATCCCTGCGAAGCGCGGCGACAAGTCCGGGGTGTGTGGTGTGAAAGTAAGAAGCTTTTACCCTATCACCGTATTTACTATTTCCGTCCACATACCACTGGCAGATATTATTCAAGAAGCGCACGCCAATTCCCGCGCCCTGCCATTCTGGCATGACGACCATGCGGCATGCGCGAACGCCGTCAATTTCCAATCGTGGCGCAACCCCTAAGTGGCAAACAGGCTCCCCGTCCACTGTGCCGACAAAGTGCTCTGCCGCAACCATGCGTGGGAGTTTTAAATAATGATGCGGCTCAAACATTCGCCAGTAACTACCGTTTGTCTTCCAAATTTGAAGCTCGAACTTTGGCCTTCGCCAAAGTGACCTCCCCGAGTATTTGCCCGTTGCGGTGTCAAATACCCAGTCGGGCTCTACCCAGTCAATAATGTCATAGTGGCACGAGAGCAGCACGCACTGGCCGCCCGTCCTGCGCCACGCCTTCTGGAAAGCCAGCGCGCCGAACTTTGCAATCTGTCTGTCCACCACGCTGGTAAACTCGTCAATTACTACCTGTGCGGGGTGCTCGCAAATCAGGCGGGCGAGGTTAGCGCGGAACTTTTCGCCGTTACTCAGCACGGGGAACGGGCGGAGCCACGTAGGGACAGACCCGAGGCCCACGGCGGCCAGCGCGCCCGTTACCTCGTTGAAGTCTCCCGACGGCGCGATGTCGTCAATAATCGGGCGGGCGGCGGACCAGTCGTTCGGGTCGTAAAACGCGCCGTCACCGAACATGCGGCGGCCCATGCTGGTTTTTCCGCTTCCGCTCGGCCCAACAATTACGCCAATTTTCCACTCCTTATCGTCCACGGGCAAGTCGGCCACAAGGTCGAAGTTTGCGCCGCTCTCCGCGTTGAATAGGGACTTCACACGGGCGGCCCTGTAGCTGTTGAAGTCGGCGCACGAATTGTGAACCTCAATTTTCATACCACCACCACCTTTACCTTGTACCCGCTTTCTGAAAGCTCGTTATAAACGCGCTCCTGCTCTACCTCGTCCGCGCAGATAACAATCACCCCGTACTGGTTGGCTATGGCGATTCCTTCCTCGCCGCCGCCCGGCGGGTCCCCGTCCCTTTCCGACGCCAGCATGCTAGACAGGGCGGCCGCATCGTTGTTCCACCCGCTCAGGGTATCTTTGTCCATGCCCCACTCCC